ACCATATCGGCAACTGGCTCAGGGAATATCAAATCTGTAGTAGTAGAAGCTATAGCTGTTTTAATGCTTCTTTCAATGGCATCTTGTTGGTCTTGGTTTTGCGCAGTAATTTTATCAAGGCTACCCTCAATGTTAGCCCCTTGGAAACCTTTTGAAGTTCTGAAAGGTATAGCTTGGTCTAGGGATGTGTCCCGACTTATAACTACATACTCAGTATTTGGTGGCGGAGTGATAAGAAATGTTACAGTGAACCCAGATGAAGTAAATGTCAGGCTGTAATCAACACCTAACGTTTGTATAACTCGCACACCTGTGGACACATTTTCTAAGGCTACAACGCCATAAGCTTCTGCGATAACATCCCAATTACCTGTAAAAACTGTTGTTACGCCGTTACCAATTTCTTTCACTGGTGCGTAGTTAGCTGACAAACTCATTTTATTTAGTTCCCTTCGTTGCTCGATTATACTCTGAATTTGATTGTCTTGCAATAATTGTTATTTGGTCTTCCAATTTTCTTATAAGTTTTACCTTACGGTCAGCACTCATTTTAGGATGCTCATACACTGAATCTATTTCTTTTTGTATGCTGCGCATTTGTTTGTAAGAGCTGTTCATTTGACCATGTTGAGCTATAACAATTCTATTTTTATCCAAATATTCTTTGCGCTTTTTACCTTCAAGTTTTTTAGATGAAGCTTTTTTCTGCTGTGCTTCATTAAAGTTATCAAAGAAACTCTGTGCCGAAACGGAGCGGTATCCTGCTGGGTCTCGGACTGCGAAGGCTTTTATCACAGCTTTATCCGCATCTGTAATAGGTTTCTCTGGCACTGTCTCGTCGTTCCATTCTTTTATGGCGTTCAGAATACTGTCTCCCGCTCTCGTAACGTAATCAGCAGAACCAGCTAACTGGCCGCGAAGTGCGTTGTCAATTTTGGCGGGGGAAACACCCAGCTTTTCCCCCATAAGTTTAGCAGTCTCACTGGTGAACTTATTAGCACGCAGCTCTGGGTCAAGGCGTTCCATCCAATCAGGATAGATTTGTCTGCCTGTGAAGAAGTTATAATTTGTAACACTCTCGATACCTAGTTTAAGTGCTGGAGGAAGTAATGCGCTCGCATCATACACTGGGCTTACAGCCCCCACAGTACCTTTAACTAGTTCAAGAAACGCATCTTTACCGCTAGGACTGTCTTTACGGTATTCGAATCTCATTGCTTTTTCAGGAATAGAACCGAATAAGTATCCCATAGTAAAAGGTTTAGGATAGCGTCTCCATTCTCCGCCTTCTTTGAATATCCAGAACATATCTTTCTGCCATTCTGGAATTTCCAAATATTCTTCACGGTCTTCGTCACTTGCTCCGTACAAGTAATAACCTGTGATTAACATACTAGGCATAGTTATTGTGGCCAACCCCCACGCAGTAACAGCTTTCGTGTGGTCTTTAAACGTACGTACCATTTTATCAGTACCCTGTACTCCAGCGTTGAAGAAAGGGACATAGCGGTTTACCCGTTTACCTTTAGCTCCGCGGCGTGCAAAGTTAAGTGTGGCATCTCTGGCAGTTAGCGTAGCTTCTATCGAAGTTTGCCCTTCTTGCTTCCCTCGGTAGAAAACCCCAACACGGGTGGCTTGCTCTAGTGCTTGAGATATATCAGCAGGAACGTTTATAGGATTTTTCAGGTAACGCATCATTCTACCATCTTGGCGGAATAATTCTTGGTAAGCTTTTTCTAGGCCATCATCATTAAGTTCCATGTACGAGTTGAAAGAACCACCTGAACGCTCCCATTCGTTATACAAATCGTTTTTACCTATAACTGCAAACATCCCTTTGACAAAATCAGTTGGGCGGTATTTAACCCCAGATTGTAGTAACGCAGCTTGTTGGTCTCTTGCTACGTTTCTTAACCAGAATTCTGGAACTAGAGTAGCCCCAGTACGTAGTAGTGTAGCCGACATCTGTAGAGCTTTTTCCACAAAAGTTAACTGAGCTGGAGATATACTTTCAATAGCTTCTAAGATAGGCTTAGAAACTTTATAGAATTCTTTTTTACCATCTCGACGCACAACCATAGTACCTTTTGGTTGAAGTTGTGAAGGACGGAATATAGCCTTTTTAGCACCATCCTCAGTCTCTACTTCACCAACTTTAATCATCGGTGTTTTAACTTTCTGGATGTACTCTGGCATGTTATCAGCTAGATTGACCACACTTAGCGCCACTTCGTTACGTCGAGACATATCCATCATACGAGCGGTGTTACGAATGATAGTGTTGAAAACATTTTTAACTTCTTTTTCAGAACCTTTTATCTTTTTAACAATACGGTTTGCATTTGTTTTAGTGAATACACCATTTGTGGATACAGCTCCAGCAAAAGTTTCATCTTCCATTACACGGTCGAAAGGTATGTAATTGGGGTTTTTAGCTAAAATATCATCGTACACCTCTTGAGACATAACTCCGCTATCCACTAAAGTTTGCATAACACGCTGCTGAAAACCATACACTTCTTCTGCAAAGGTATCGAAGAATTCAAATTCTTCTCCGTATTTATCAGACAATCTAGTCATGTCAGAAATCGATTTTAGCTTCTGCGCTTCGGTTACTTCAACACCTTCTTTATCAGCTAAGTCTTCTAAGTATCTTCTAGCGACCAAATAATCGCCGAAGTCAGTTTCTCTTTGTTTTACCTTTGGCTCGACCTCCATCATCAAGTTACTAAAGTCATCCAAGATAGGTTTTAGCGCTTTACCTGTGATAACGTTCTCACCTGTTTCATCGCGTTTGAAAGTGTTAACCTGTAGCATTTGGCGGGTAGCTCCCAGAGTACCAGCATATGCAGTTGTTAACAATTTTGTATCTTCAAGCTGTGGTATTTCTTTACCTAGCTTACGAGCTTTTTCTGGTAAACTTTGAATTGGCTCAAGTTCGTTTATCCACTCCCTGTGGGCTTTGTTGAATATACTTTCTTCATCTATTATGCGAGGTGGGTCTTCCAATACCGCAGCTTCGGTTTGTGTAGTGACCGCCTCACCTTCTGCGCCTACTTCGGCAACAGGTAGCCCATCTTTACTGAGGTCTGGAGAATCAGCCTGCTCTTTAATTTTAGCATCAACTTCCGCGCTCTCTGGAATTATGTCTTTCACGCCTGAAACAGGTGTAAGTAAATTTTCACTTACAAAAACTTCTTGCTCGTTGGCTGATAAGTTGTCTACTGTTTCTTTAGCTTTTTTAGAGTCAACGCCTTTTGACTTCAAGATATTGAAGGCTAAATCAGCAGATGTTTTAACACCTCTGGCTATAGCCAGCACACCGCCTTCCGCTAACACATTCTTCACCTATCTCAGCAAGTGCACCGTTCCACACCGCAGAAGTGAAAACTTCTGAAACTTTGGCGTTAGGTTTTAACTTTTTGTAGGCTTTATAAACTTCATTACGGATGTTTGCAGGCAGTTTATTAATTGCACTTGTAAGTGGAGTTTTAAGTGTACCTTTAACTGGGTCTAAGATATATTTATTGGCAACTTTGCTTACAGGTTTTATAGCTAACTTACTTATTAGACCACCTGATAATTCACTAGCCACTTCCGCAGAAGAATAGCCAAACGCCATAAGAGCGCTCATAGCTGGGCTCTCAGTGCTTTCTCTGGCAAGTATCTCGCCTTTATCAGTTATGCCGAGTTCATCACTGAAACGACGTTCTCCGTATGCTGGAGTATATAGTGAAGGCATCGCAGCGGTTCTAGCTATAACGCCAGCGGTGGACGCAGCGCCGAGGGCAATGCCTCGACCAGCTTTTTTCAGCAAACTAGATTTTACGCTTTCTAACGCAAGCTTATTTACACTTTTCAGCGCAGCCTCTTTTGCAAGTTTACCTACTCCAGCCGTAGCCATGAATTCAACCATGAACGCAGGCATTTGCTCACCGTAATAGCGGATACCTCCCCCAACACTGAAACCTCGAAGGCTCATTTCCATTTGTTCGTCTACAATGCCAAATATCATTTCTTCTTCGGCTTGGGTTAGTGTTTCTCCATTCTCCAATTTGTCAGAAATACCAGCAGCTTTAATCATTTCGACCCCCTTGTAGACACCCCCTAAAGGAAGTCTATCTGCGGCACTTAGATATTGGCCAGCATCACTCCAAGTTATCGGATTGTTTTGGAAACCTTCTATCTGCTCAGTAGTAAAACGCATTTTAGCCAGCTCAGATACCTGTGTTCGGTTAGCTTCCACGTCTTCCACATTTGCAACAACAGTGTTGCCTAGCGGGTCGGATGTAGCTCCGACAGGTGCAACCGCCATCAAAGCGTCCTGAGTTCGTGCGGCTGCCGAAGGAATTTCAACACCTAAAGTGTCAAATAAATCTGGTTCGCCAACGGAGGTAGCTTCTACTTCGGTAGACGTAGCTTCTACTTCGAACTGGTCAAAAAGGTCACTCACCTAACTTCTCCTTCAATGCTCTCATAACTTGTTGCTCCGTTAACCCGCGGTTTTCTGCTGTGGACTTAAGCTGCTCCGCTGTTATTTTATGCTTTGTCAAGAATAATGTATTAGCTGCTTGTGTTCTTTGGACAGCTTTCTTAGCAGTTTCCTGTGCGCTTAATCTAGAACGGCGTTGGAAAGCATCTATGATGCTGTTTGAATGTCTAGCGTATTCAGCATCGGATACATCTTCTCGACCCTCGGTTTTGTAAAATAAATCACGTATCGCTTCCCCTCTGAATTGAGGAGGTAGTACATTGAACTTTTCTTTTGCTTCATAGAAATTTATACCTACACGTTGTGTCGCTTCTGCGGTTTTCTGAGCAGTTAACTGTTTCAACTGGCCGTTCAGTTTTTTAGCATCCGACGGGCTTAAATCCCCTTTGGCTTGGCTGTCTAATATTCCTTCTTTTATATTACGCACGCCCAAAAGATAGCCTTCGCTATCCATTTCTTGGGTGGCGTTTAGGTCGTACATTTGGTTTATTATGCTACCCATTTCCTCAGAATTGGTCAACTCCTGTACTGCTTTTGCAGAAGTTAGAACGCGACGTGATTTCGTGGCCACAGCTTTGCTGATGTCACCGTCAAGCTCCATCGTATCAATTTTCAATCGCTTGGCAAAATACCCAAGCTCTTTAGAATTCACAAGGGCTACTGCCGCAGATTCGTTTGTATCAACAGCTAGCAAAGTATCAATACTTTGTTGCTTTATGTTCTTTCTGATTAAACCTTCAAACTCATTCAGTTCTTCTGAGTCAAATAGTGCTTTCACTTCGTCAGTTGCAATAAGGTCAGCGGCTTTTGCTGGGTTGCTGTCAGCAGCTCCCACGATGAAAGATTTAAAGTAGTCTTGTTTGTAAGTAGCCATCAGCTTACTTGTCGATACTTCACCTAGATGTTTGTTACCGAAAGAGGTTAAAGATTCCATCGAGCTCATGTACTTGAATATGCTGTCTGGCTCGATATCGGCACTGCTGCCAAAAACTTGACCATCTTGGTTGGCTTGCATGAAACTGTTTTGCATGCTGGTGTTAATTGAGCTAACTGTATTCACGCCAGACTGTTTCATCTGCCAAACTTTATTCGCTGCGTCGCTTTTACCTGTAATGCCTCTCGCACTATTGTTCCACTGCATGCGGTACATAGGTGATATTTCTTGGCCGTATCTGTCAGTTATTTCTTTTCGATTTGTCTGGTAAGACATTGAGGCTTCTTTATTGAAAGGGTCTGCTTGGTTGTTAATGCGAAAATCGTTATCCAACGCAGAAATTTCAAGCTGAGCTTTCGACATGTTTTCAGATATTTTTGCTTCTTGGGCTTGACCCATAATCGCTTGCCCAGCCTCAGCTATAGCCAACTGCGCGCTCCCAGTTAAAGGGGCTTCAACATTAGTTACTGTTTCGGTTGTGCTTAAATCTCGACGTACCATAATTTTCTCCTATCCTACTGCTGGCGGTAGACCAGCAGGCAGTCTAATGCCTCCAGCCGTTGTTGAAGCTGCTGTCCCTGCGCTAAAAGCGTCCCCACCCATCGTCGGGCTACCTCCACCAAACGAGCTAAGCGCAGCGCCCATTGCTAGTGACGATATCGCTTGCGCACGCGCAGCGGATGTAATGTTAGCTGCTTTTATGTTAGCTCCCTCGGCTATGCGGTTTATGTCGTTAACCCCAGCGTCAAATATTCCTGTTAGCGCAGCGATAGGAGTTCCCGCTAATTCAAGACCTGAATTTAAAAATGATACTTTAGCCTTAGATGCTTTTACTTTAACTGCTTGGGCTTTGCTAGCTGCAACAAGTCGCCCTTCATCCACGACAGCGTTGGCCTTCTTATTGGCCTGACCTATTTTTGCGTCTGCTGCGGCTGCGGTAAGCCCTATTATAATCGCAGTTTCTATTCCCATTTCATACTCCAAACATCACAAGTTATGCCTTCAAGTTCTATAGTTCCTTCTTTCATCATACCAAAAAACTCGTGCCAATGCTGTAATTCTTTTTCTTGTCTACTTGCCGTCCAAACTCTTTTAGCTTTAAAATCCTTAGCGGTTCTGTCCACAAACTGCCGAAGGGGTGTGCAATCTTCTTTAGCGAAATCTTCTGATATTACAAAAAATCCACCAAAATCTCTAGGCGCGGTCTCTTTAAAACATATTAATGCCACAGGTTTCCCATCTTTAAACATAGTATATTTATGGCATTCTGGGTCGTCGAAAACTTTTATTTCGCCGTCCTGTTTGCAGAATTTATTTTCTTCAAAATTATCAAAGTCCTTCTTTTCAAAAATATCAAAAACTATCAAACTGCGTAACTCCCTTCCAAGATAACCGCAGTAACGGTCATAGGTAAAGGCTTATCTTGCACAATAACAAAAGTTTTATCTACATCATGGTCATCAACCAAGTCCACAAACTTTGTTGAGTTTATAGGTAGAGGTGGTAGGTAGTTTATGTCAGCTTGTGTTAGCGTTTGCACTTCTTCCAATCTATAGTTTGAGCCCCCAAATCTTCCACCAGCAGTATCGTGGCATCGCAAACCTACGCGAGATATTGCTTTAACCATAGCTTGTGTATTCTGAGTTTGAACTTGGAAACCTAATGCGAAAGATTCTATAGTCCCTCTGTAGCCATAGCCCAGCACTACATGCGTTGCTTCTGTGGAAAGGGCTATCGTTCCCCCAGATACATCAAAGTCGTCTAAATACCCTCCGTCGGCCACAACAGAAACCGATGTTCCGTTAAATCGTGTTAGCCCAGAAACACTGTTGAAAGACATGTACCAATCAGCCCAAACATTTGTAGTAGGTGTTACCAGTACATCAACTTCAACTACTGTTGTGCTTGTGAAAGCAGTTATCTCAAATCGCCCAGCTTCGTAACCTGTGGCGGTGCGAAAAGAAATATGCCTACCAACATTTCCCGAAACGAAGGAAGCTCCGCTCGCAGTTATAGTGCCAGCTCCGCTATCGTAAGTTAAAGTGGTTGTGCGAATATCGTTGTACATAAAAGCGTTATCAACGTAGATATTGTTTTTCATTTCCTCCGCTACTTTTCGGTAGTGGGCTTCTTTATCCGTTGCTTCGACATTAGTGAAGAAATTCTTTCTTCGAGAAAATTCTACATATTCAGCTTGGCGTTCAATGTAATACGCGCCGTTATACTGAGCTAGTACAAATAGTTGAGCAACACCGTTGTTATCCGATATAGAAGCTATATCGTGAAAAGTCCCAGTAGACGAATGGTTATGCCAACCTACAATGTTTTCTTTTTTATTAAAATTGCATGTCAGCAATTCGTTATCTCCGCGCAGAGCGTATATCAGGTCTTCACGAGTTTTAACATATCTTATTTTCGTCATATTTCCTTTAGTGATATCTCGTGCGAGCACGTTAGCATCCTCAGCAGCAAAACTTTCAGACAGAATGTCGTAGTTGAAATACTGTAGCTGGCGGCTATCATTGGTCACGTAGAATAAATAACCATCTTTAGTTAAAGGCTGAGCGCTGTTAGTACCTTCCGCATCAGTTGAAGTCGTATCTATACTCTCGGCGGTTATAGCTACCCCAACACCGCTTCCGTGAACAGGAACAATGTCGTTCGCAGTACCGACAAGGAGGCTGTTCTGCCCCTTAGCCAACCACTCAATTCGAGAATCAAGTTCTGCTATAGTAAACTCAAGCGCGGATTCTGCAAGCACAGTTGCGGGAAGGGTGTGTACTTTAAAATCACCAGCTTCACTAGCGTATATTGTTGTGATTTTTAAACCTGTACCTCCGTAGTATATACGGCTTTTGAAATATAAACATGTGTCAGGATAGTCCCCTGTAAGAACCTTCTCCGTAGTTCCTGCGCTACTATATGCTGTGAAATCGGTTGTATCTATATCTATCTTAAAGTTATTAGCATCAACCACTTCAATAACTGTGGCTGTCCAATCGTTAAGTTCTGTCATCCCTACAACAGCTTCTATTTTTACCCTATCGTTTACTGAATAGTTATGAGTTCCTACTGTAACTTGTGCTTCCGTCGCCTGCGTTATAGCTGTTATAACTTTTGAAGCCTGCCATGTTAAAGGAAACGGGTCATCCTTACGTGCGAAAGGACGGAACGTAAAATCGTTAGCCGCAGTTCTAGTTAGCTCGTAAGGTTCAAAACCTGTTTTTGTAAAAATAACGCTATCAAAATTTTGAGTGTATGCGCTTCTAAAAGCAATTTCTTTTATCTCAGCTAAGTTGTATGGAGTGTCTACTTCAAAAGGAGAACCACCGTTCAACACCCAACCGAAGTCGTTGTTAGAATCGAAAGAAGCAAAGCGTATTTTACTTGCGTACCCCACCATTAAGTAGTTTTGGTTTTGAGAAAAGTTGAATTCCATCAAAGCTGAATCTTGGAAGTCTAGCTGGTGCTCGAACCCTGAGCGGTATATCGCATTTCCTTTGAAATTAGAAATCCAGTTTTCAAAGTTGATAGCTCCAGCACTGTAAATAGGTAAATCGAATCGCCCGTCCATATCGTGGTCGAGCTGACCTCTTGAAAAATTATTAAATGCTGTGACTAATTCTAGGCTCATTTCTTGCTCCCGTTGCGGACGGGAGTTGAATATCGAGCTTGTTTGAACTTAGACGTACTTATGCGTATAGGCGGGTTCTCCTGCGCGTTTATTCCTGAGAGTTGGGATATTTTAGCAGGGAGCGCGTTTTCAATACGTGTAGCAGTCGCTTGTTTTTGGGTAATAGATAGTGCAGTGTTTCCTGCAAGCATCCAGCTAAATAAAATCTGAAAGTCTGCTGACATTAAACTTACATCTTCAAAGTCTTTTATGAACCGAAGTTTAAGCCCTGTGGTGAAATCTGTATCCATCATTATGGTGTTACCCTCAATGCTGTAATCCATATCTTTTTCATCGATGTCGCCGAAGCCTAGCACTCTCACACAATCGGAAGGGTATTCATATTCGTACGCATAGCCGAAATCAGGGGTAGTTGCTTTCTTGGCAACGATTCTACGTGCCATTGCGAAATTAGGGATAGCGAAACGCAACGCCGCTTTGCGGGTCACATCGTACCACAGCGCGAAGGTTATTTCTTTATCGTTTACTGGTGAGTCAATGTCTTGTACTGTCCCGTAGTTCCCTAGATGGCCTAACGCCATATTGCATATTTGAACTTTAGAAGTAATACTGGTCATCGTTCTCCACCTTTATAAGAAAAAAGGGCGGCGTATTCACCCGCCCTTTTTTATTTAGTTAGCAACTATAGTCGAGTTGCGTCTTCGATTTGTACATCAAAATCAAGCGTACGGTCAGTGGTAGTAGCAGCAACAACCATAGTCATAGCTAATACGATACCTCCTACGTAGTCTGAATCCGCACCTAAACCTAAATGTTCACCAATAGATTTAACTGCGTCGGCTGCGCTTAGACCAGATAGTAAATCTGTTCCAATTGCGATACCACCAGAGTAGTCCGCGCCATCAATTAAGATGTCTTGGTCTAGTTCTGTTAAAGTACCATCTGCGTTTTTCTTATAGAAACCGATGTTGTTATCGTTAGCGGCAGTTAAAGTACCTGATGCAACTGCGGCAACAATACGGTGTATGCGGTCTGTTAGGTTTAACCCCTCAGCCAATACATAGATATCGTTAGCAGCACCCGCAGATACGTCAACAAGATGACGCGCCTGAACAGTCGTCAGCTTTTTACCAGTTTGGTAGAAAGGGTTATTAGCCATTGCCACCTTACCTTCGTTATAGATTGTTGTAGCCATTATTTAGCCCCTTCTTTTTTATCATTTTTGTTATCAGCTTTGCCAGCTTCTTTACTAACCTTCGGCGCTTTAGCAGCGGTAGCTTGAATCTTTTCTACTGCTGTTAAACGTTTATGAAGTTTAGCAATCTGCTTACTCTGCTTACCAACCATACTGGTCAAATCAGCGACTTGACCAGTTAGGATTTTGATTTGCTTTTCAGGTGATTTACTCATATCGCCCCCTAAATTGTTGTACTTAGAAGTTGAACACGAGCACCTTCGGTACGCATGGCGTTAATCCAGTAATCAATTGTGATATCCCATGAGTTAACTTTAACTGCTGACTTCTCAACACCAAGTGCTGCAAGTTCCATAGACATCGCTACTGATTCAGGAGCTAATACTACACAAGAACGAAGTGTCGCACCTTCTGGTATGATAGGGTTGTTCACTGTGATACCACCAGATTTTGAACCAGCAAATAGTTCAACACGGTAAGTACCAGCATCAGACACAACACCATCAGCCACAGGGCGGCCGTTAATGTAATCACTGCTAATGAACTCAAGTTCGCCCATAAGCGCAGTATTTTCTTTACCTGATAAACAGATAACTGAGCCACGGAAATCACTTAATTCTAATTCATTGTTAATGAAGTTTTCAGTAATTTCTTGTACTTTCTCGTATGTTAACCCAGCACTTGCGTCTACAGTTATCACACCATCTGTCGCAGCAGAAGTTGTTGTTGGAGCTGTATCAGCCGCACCTGTTAAAACATCACCAATCGCAGCAGCAATACCGATACGGTCAGTAACGCGTTCTTTAGCGTTGTGTAACTGTTTCAGAATGTCACTTGTTGGGTCTTTCAAAAGCTCGTTCATATCGTGCTTAGCATCGATTTGAATAGTTTTTGTAAAACGACGTTTACTAAACTGGCGGTTATCCAGTGAGTAATCACCAATTTGTTTATCTGGGTTACGAGTGGTAACTTCTACCAGTTCGATACGACCGATACGGCCATAATGATTTGTCTTACCTTTTGAAGATAAGAACACTAGTGCGTTAGACTTAACTAAGCGTGAATTAGTTTGTTGAGCTAATTCGTGGAAACTATCCTGAAACACTTCCAAAGCTGCTTGGTCAATGCTAGGACTAATTGTCAAAGATGTCATTTTCTCTGTCCTTTTTTATTGTTTACATTTTACATAACTTTACGAAAAGTGTCCCTAAATCGGGGTCTTCTAGCCTTTTTTGGTGGCTGACCTGTGTGGGCTCTTGAAATAGAGGTATCCACATTTAGTATGTTACACCAGATGTGGATACGTTAGCAAGTTGTTTTTAACGACTAAGCGCCATTAAAGATTTTTTGGTGAAGTTTAACATCGGTAATCGCAGGATTAAACCCGATATTTTTCTCCGTAGCTAGCTTCTCTAATTCTTCGCGAGAGAAGTTTAACTTTTCAGTAGTTTTGTTATCCTGCTCCATCTGAATCATTTCATCGTTACTAAACCCTTTTTGGGTATTACGTTCAGCAAATTCGTCTACTACGATTGCAGGTTGCTCAAGTAAGTTAAACCCTTTTTCTCGGATGTCTACTGGACGACCAAGAACCTTTGCAGAAAACTCAGAGTAAGCTACCATTCGTGCTTGACGTAAACCACCTTTTTTGTATAAAGGAATAGCTCGCAAGTCTTTAGCTGTAGCTAAATCTTGAAGGTCTTCGTAACCAAGGTCGACGATATTCTTGCCCACAAAATCAAAATGAGATTCTGTTTCTACAAGGCTGTCGATGAATACTTCACGTACGGATGCTGCACGTTCAGGATACTTTTTACTTTTAGCAAGTAACATCTCTGCATATCGAGCTCGAATCATTGCTTCGGCAATTTCAGGTTCGCAGAAAGGTATAACACCTTTTACGTTTTCGAAGTCGATGTACTCTTTTTTAGAGTTACGGTATGTACCAGAAATTGTAAAGCTATACGCTTTCATTTTTGCTGGTTGAACTTTTTTAGCGGTCATAGTTTTTTCTCCTATCTTTTATTTGATTTGATTGCCGAAGCGGTAGCGTCGTACAGTTTGTCAATTAACACC